TATTATTACCGAATATTTTGAAGTTGGAAATGTCTTTGTATTTTTTGATGAAGTCGCGTGCTTCTTGGATGCCGCCTAATTTAACAGGTTCTAGGCGTTCTTTGCGGATACCACGAAATTGCGCATTAGTATCGCCAGATTGGACATAAAGGGTAGGATCAAATTCGGTTAATTCAGAATGGCGTTCACCATCATCATCAACCCACCGATGAAGAATATTATTCCCCAACTGGGTTACATAGGTGTAAAACATAATCAAGGTGTTCCATTTATTATTTTTATTTTGGAACGGGGTGGTGTCTTTGACACTCACCCCATGGTACTACTTAGCCAAGAATAATGTTACTTGGTTCTGGTGTTAGTATACCAGCACCAAACTGTTTATCATAGCCACCTTTCAATGATGGGTTAGGTGTCAGGATATGACGAATTTCACGCTTAGGGAATGCTGCTTCATTCTCTTCGCTGAATTGAAGGTAAGGCATGAACATCATGCGCTGTCCCTGTGAATTTGGGTCAGGTACCAACGATACAGGTTGATCGACCTGAATATCGTCTTGACTGTCGGCTGTAACATATCCAAGGATATGCTCACCAGTGTTCATAATAATTAATCGGATTTGATCGGCGCTCATAATACTATTCGCTTTCAGGTTGTGTTTTTGTTGGGAAAAGTTTGTGGTACAGGTCGTGTAATTCGTCCTGTTCTTCAAAATGTTTGTCGGCTGATTGCTTGTGATGCAATTTGATCATTAACGCAATTGAACCCGGCGTCATGTCATAATCTTCTTTCAGCATTTTTTTGATGTCTTTGATGTGATCCTTTTGTGCGGAAATCATCATCAAAGCATTATCAACTTCCTTAATCGCGGCGGCTACTTTCTTCGCATCGTCGGTATCAGGGATGTTAACGTATGTTCCAACGTGGGATGTATCGCTAGGTGGCATGATATAATCTTCCTATTCTTTTTATTATTGAGGGATGTTACTTACGCTGTACCAGTATGACCAAAGCCACCCGCACGGGATGTTTTTTGAACTGGCTTGGTTGTGGTTTCTTCAACCGTGTATACAAGGTTCTTAACCATTTCAACTTGCGCCAAACGCTCATCATGTTTGATGAATTGTCGACACAATGCGTGATTCACCAAAGGCAAGAAACCTTCATGAACGTAATCCGCATCGATAACGCCTTCACCATTAATCAAGGTGAGAGCATTTTTAAGAGAACTTCCAGATCGTGGGTGCGCTCGAACCGAGAACCCATTCGGAATATCGAATATGATACCAGTAGGCATCAATACGCGCATACCGGGATCAAGAACAATTCCGCATCCACCATCAAGTTCAGCTGGATATTGCTTTACAGTCAATTCACGCTTCACGTTCCATGCATCATACACAGTAACCGTATCACCTTCCTTCATGTATGCGCGCATATCAAAACATGCAGATTCTTCAGTTGCTTGATGTGGCATTTTGACATCACCATGCATTCGAAATATTCCAAGCTTCGGTAACAATTGCTTGAGTGCGTTAGCAACTTCCTTTTTAGGGGCTGGCTTACGGCGCGATTTTTTGTTAGATGGGGTTTTAGCAACCGGCTGAATAGCCGTTGCATTGATTGGCGCACCGCCATCAAAAACATTATCTTGAGTCATTGTGTAGTCACTTTTATTATTATTTTTATTATGTGTTTCTAGCTAGGCAATTTTACCAAACTAGAAACACGTGTCAATCACTTACGCTTGCCAATATTGTACTTGGCTTCAAGTCGCCAATTTTCCTTATCCCGAAATGGAATAATTTTAATTTGCGACATCGGGGCACGGGTTTCATCTTCAAATGCGTCACTATCAACAACATCAATTAGATTCCACTCACGTAATAAACCTACCATGGTATTACGGCGCTCTAAATCGTTTTCAACAAGATCAGATTGTTTACCATCTAACAGGAACAATTCCTTAAAATGGCAAATAACATACCGACCTCGTTTATGAAGAATGTGACACGATTGAAATAGTGTTTTACTCTTCCGACTTTCAACCCCAATTCGGGTTAATGTTTCACGAACTTTTAAAAAGTTCTGCTCATCACGAAGGGTAATTTCTACACCGTACCCCTCGAAAATATCTTGTATCATCGTTTTTTACCGCCTTTGTCAACGCGCTTTGCAATCTCCTTACATTGCGCTTCTGATAATATAGTTAAGGCGGATTTTGCTTTACGATCATTGTAACCGTAAAACTCCATTACCACCGTTAAGTATTTATCCTTAGACGGTTTGTTCCATTGAGCAAAGCGGCGTTTCTTTGCAATGGAATGATAATAAAACAAATACTGGTCATATACCGGCATGTTAGGTGTACGATTTAATTCATGGGCAAACAAAACCGTATCTAACACATTTGATAATGACCGATTAATAACAAAGGGAACGTATTCCTTTTCGATGTATTCGCGATCAAGAATAGCACCTTTGTTATTAATCGAGTTTAGGATCGTCCCAATAGGACTAGCCATTACTTGTATTCCAACTCAAACATTAATGAAACGATACACGCTATGAAATGTACTTCCATATCGGTAGCCCACGCTGCACTTTTGTCATATTCATTGAGGGTTAAAAACATTTCGGGTATGGATTCTTGTACCAATTTAGGTTCAAGTTGATGCCGAATTTTCATGAAGTGGGTGAACCCAACATCAACATTTTCAGCAACCCACCCGCGCAACTGGGTGAACTCTTTTGCAACGATCCATTCAGCCAATTCAGCGAAATCATCACCGGACATTGTTGATATGGACTTTGGGTCAAGTTTCCCTGTACTGGTTGCACCCTGTAGCTCACCAAGCATCTTTCGATAGTCAGGTGTATACTTCAGTATTAATTGAACCAGTGTACCTTTATCGAACTCAACTTCCTCAGTTTCAAGGATAGTTGAGAACCGTTTAAGGAACTTCGGTGCCATTGATTTTTGTTCAGTTTTAGTGAAGTTAAAATCAATTTTCTTGAGTCGCGAGTGTAACGGGTCAATAATCTTTTTGGGATAATTACACGTTAATATGAATCGACAATTTTTACTGTATTCTTCAATGAAATTACGCAATGCCGGTTGGGTTGAATTTGCATTAAGGTAATCAGCCTCATCAAGTAGCACAACCTTTTGCGCACCCATGAATGATTTACTCATTGCAAAGTTTTGGATTGTGGTTCGCAGCGTATCAATGTTTCCATCTTTGGATGCATTGATAACAAGCATATCCATTTTAAGATCATTGGATAATGCCTTAGCTACAGTTGTTTTACCAACACCGGGACCGCCACTCAATAGTAGATTTGGCAATTCACCCTTTTTGACAAATGCGTCAAGCTGTTCGCGTATATGCGCGGGTAATATGCAATCATCCAAAGTTTGTGGACGGTATTTTTCGACCCACAAGAATTCATCTTGTGGGTTATTGTTTCGACGTGCCATTGTAGTCACCTAATATTTTATTGTTATTTTGGGTGGGTGCCGGGGCACCCTCGGTTAGTTTACAACCGCAACAAAATATTTGATGTTTTGTGCTGGACTGTTGAACATAAGCAAATCTTCATTGATTATGTCAATCTCATAATCCAATGGCATAAAGTTCAAAGTTTTCATTTTCAGTTGAACATTGAAATCGTCCATTTCAACTTCAAATTCCAGATCAATGGTGTAATTATTCGTGTTGTCAACATCACGTTCGGCATCTTCAACGATCATCTGAATGGATTCACCTTCTTTAACAATGGCGAAATCACCCAATTTCATGATTGAACTTGCCTTGTTCAGCTTTCCAAGCTGTTCGGCGGATACAAATAGACTTGCTTCACCAATGTCAGGATTGAACTCGTATGGAGCGGCAACGATGTTACGCGGGTCAATATAAAAATACTTAACGCGGTTACGCCCTTCCTTGATCAATAGGTAATCGTCTTTGAATTCCAAATCAGGTTCAGTGAATAGTGATAACACCGCCAAAAACTGGGTTAAATCATAGATGGCAAAATCGACCGGGAAATCTTCCTGAACGGTTGCAATACCCATCACGGTTTTATCGATAGATGCAACACGGATTTCGTTACCCTCAACAAACTGTATACCACTGTTAATCGTGGAAAAATTCTTGAGAATAGCAATTGTTTCTTTTGACAATTTCATTATGTAGTTACCTTATTATTTTTATTTTATGGTCTTTCTTTTATTA